AACTCGTGTCAAAAAGATTAAAGAACTCTTTATTCTTAACTATTCATGTTGTTAAAGATTTACATGTAACACATAATGTTTGGGGCGATGTAGATGTCGAAGACTGCTACGAAAAATCACCAAAAGAATACACAATCCGGTTAAATTATTCCGGTGTAAAATCCTTTATTAAAATGTTAGAAGTGTTGAGCCACGAGTTAATTCACGTAGCTCAATACGCTACACGTAAAATGAGGATTTTATCAGAGTCATTTAAAGTAGCTTATGGCAAAGAACACTTTAATAGTTATCGTATGCCATATGCTGAAAGACCATGGGAGATTGAAGCGCACGAAAAAGAATACGTTTTATTTAGTAAAGCAGTTAATTCTTCTGATAACATACAAAAATACATAGAAAAATCTAGTTGGAAATATGGGTTAGGAATGTAATGTTTGGCGAAATAGAATATAAAGTTGTAGATGAACTTAAGTTTGGCCCTGAGGATAATCCTGGTACTTGGCTTCGTTTAGAAGAATCGCCAAAGGGAAACAGGGTTATACGTTCTTGGAGTGGCGCCGGTAAAAATAAATACTGGAAAGTCATGTATAGATATGATGTAGATAAAAATTGGGAAAGCTGGAAAAAGACATGCCAACGTACACGCTTAAGGACATAAAACATAATCAACAATGGGACATTATATGTTCTTGGGATGAATTACAAGAAACATTAAATAATATGCCAGATGTAATTCTAGTACCCTCAGCTCCAAAGATTGTAAGTGGAGTTAAAGGCTTGAACTCTCATATTCCGTCAGGTTTTAAAGACGTATTAGATAGAGTAAAAAGTGGCTCAGCAAAAGATAATAAAATTAATACACATCGATGAAAAAATCAAACTCAATGAATGTCTTGATAGACGAATTAGAATTTTTTGAACCAATAACTGATACACAGGAAAAAGTTTGGGAGGCATGGAAAGAAGGTCATAATTTAGTTTTAACAGGATCGGCGGGTACTGGTAAAACTTTTATTGCTTTATATTTGGCACTAAGAGAATTTTTACAATCCTCTTTATATAGAAAAATTATTGTAGTACGATCAGTTGTTCCTACACGCGATATTGGCTTTTTGCCTGGAGATGAGAAAACCAAAAAGGAATCTTATACAGTTCCGTATAAAGCTATATTTAGTGAAATGTTTGGATATGAAGGCGCTTGGGGCAAGATGCTTACAGCAAATAAAGTAGATTTCCAATCTACATCTTTTATTAGAGGAACTACATTTGATAATGCAATTGTAATAGTTGATGAATGTCAAAACTGTAATTTTCATGAGCTTGATTCTATTATCACGAGAATTGGATTAGACACTAAAGTTATTTTTTGTGGAGATTACTATCAATCAGATTTTAAAAAAGATGATGAGAAAGAAGGACTTCTAAAATTTCTTACTATCTTAGAACAAATGAGGCACTTTAGACAATTTACTTTTGGATGGGATGACATTGTCAGATCTGACTTAGTTAGAGATTATATTATGACAAAAGAAATGTTAGAAATAAGGTAACTACTATGTTTTACGAAACGATAAAAAACAGAAAACAAGTTAGATGGTATGATCAGGAAAGGTTTCCTAAGACTACTCTTATTAGCGATTGTTTAAAAAAGACGTATGAAACTGTAGCATCTAAACAAAATTTAATGCCATACAAAGTTACGGTAATTGGACCATTTAACAAAAAATTAAACCAAGGGTTGTATGAAATATCTCAGCATAGCGGTGTAAATGCTAACTATAATTTATTAACAGCGCCATATCAGTTTATTTACACAGTAAGGTTAGCAGAAGGAAACGCTAAAGTTGAAAGAGACTTGGCTGGAGGACACTCACAGCCTCCAATGGATCCGAAAAAATATAAAGATAGAATTATAATTAAAAGTACTAATATAGAAATAGGAATGCATGCTACTATATTAAGTAAGCTTTTAATTGAAAATGGATTAGATGTTTCTTACACTTTATGTTTTGAAGATTTTGAAAGCAATCCAGATTATTGGATAGATCGAGGGTTTAATTTTATCAATGATGAAGTACAATTTATAATGTCTGCTGGATATCCTGATCCTGAAAAATATGTAGAATCATGGGAAGATAAACCAGATTATTCTAAAGTAGTAGCGTGGATATGATAAAGATTTATGGTACTCCTACATGTGGGTGGTGTAAGAAAGCAGTTAATGCGTGTGAACAGTATAATTTAAAATACGAATACATAGAACTAAATACATCAGAAAAACAAAAACAATTTAAAAAAGATTTTCCAAATGCTAAAACTATTCCACAAATAACTTGGTATAATAATTATATTGGTGGATATGAAGAATTAATAACAGAGATTGAGAATACTCGTAATTACGGTGATGGACCATGATTGAACCTCCAAAATATCAAAAAGATGCTATTCCTACTTTAAAAGGCTGGAAACATCCAAAACGTAGAGAAATTTTACAAGCTAAAAAATTTACTCAAAAAGAAATTGATGAATACTTAGATGCTCAGAAAAAGCCAAAACCTAAGCCAAAAGTAAAAGCTAAGAAAGCTCCGGTTGTTGTAAAAGAAAAACCTAAGCCTAAACCAAAAATCGCTGCTGATATTTTAATAGAAATAGAAGGTGTTAAAATATTAGCAGGTAATGGGGAAGTAATTTCTAAAAAAACATTAGTTAAACGTGCTAAAGATAGAACTGTAAAACCAAAGCCTTTGCCACCTAATGTTAAAGTGAAAAAACCTCAAGAAGTTAAAAAGAATAGAAAAAAATTACTCGAAACCCAAATACAAAAAGAAGAAAAAGCACCTGAAGTAAAAGATAAATTAGATACAAAAATACAAAAATCCGAACCATTTGACAAAAATTATGACTATAGCCATATTCTTGTAAAAGGTTCTATGGGGCAAGGTGTTTTAAGATTATCAGAAAAGCTAGGAGATGAACCACCTAATGGTTATTTTTCTCAAAACTTAGAGTGGAAATTAAAAGATTACCAAGCAATGAAAGGATTAGTTGAGGATGGCATCTTTGGACCAAAAACTCAAGTTAAATTATATGGAAGTGAGTAATGGCTAAATTTAGTCGATTTGATACACGCAATAAAAAGAAAAATCGAAACAAACAAATGTCAAAAGAAAAAGATTTCAGAATAAAGCGAACTCTGAAAAAAAATGGTTTACATTTAAGAAAAACTATGGTAGAATACTCATATAAAGTAAATAATTAAGGAAGATTCTATGATGAAAGACGTGAATAAAGTAATTTTAACTGATTGTGACGGTGTTCTTATGAATTGGGAATACGCATTTAATGTTTGGATGCAATCTCAAGGTTATGAAATGAGTGATAAAGGTATGACTCATTATGACATGGGTGATCGTTATGATTTATCGAGAAATAAAAAACGTCAATTAGTTCGTCAATTTAATGAATCAGCTGCTATTGGTTTCTTACCTCCTCTACGTGATGCCATGTATTATGTTGACTTATTACATCGTAAACATGGTTATGTATTTCATATGATTACAGCACTGTCAAAAGATGAGTCTGCACAAAAGCTTCGTATAATGAATACTAAAAAGCTTTTTGGTGAAACCACCTTTGAGAAATTTATTTTTGTTGATACTGGTGCTGATAAAGACGAAGTTCTAGACGAATATTACGATAGTGGTTTTATCTGGATTGAAGATAAACTTGAAAATGCTGAGCTCGGCGATCAATTAGGTTTAGAGTCTATTTTAGTTGAACATGGTCATAATATGGATAATGATCAGTTCCCTACCTTTGCATCATGGAAAGAAATTTATGACTATATTACCAATTGAAAAAAGTTACATTAAATCGGCTACTAATATCATTACTTGCTTTTTTCCTTGGCAAGATGATTTTGGTGAAAAGTGGATAAAAGACTTAAAAGAACGTGGCGATACAATGGAGCGTCAAACAAATGTAAAAGCTGATATGACGAATTTTGAAGCTTTAGTTTATGACGATTCGTACATTCCTTTTAAAGAATTTATGATTAGCTTAGTTAAATATCATGATATGTATTCACCGGCACAAACTGTTTCTATTACTGATATGTGGGGAGCAATTTATCATAAAGGAGACCATGCAGATACCCATATGCATCATCCTGCTGCTTTTAGTTTTGTATACTATCTAAAGGCATCAGAAAAAAGCTCTCCATTAATTTTTCCTTCGTGTGAAAATAACTTTACTGTTCGACCAGCCTCAGGATTAATTACGCTGTTCCCAGGTAATCTTCTTCATGCTGTACCAGAGCAACAGTATGATGAAGAAAGAATTGTAATAGCTGGAAACATAGCAATGCTTAATGGTGAAAAACCATGGGAATGAAAATTTTTGATGTTTTAAATAAACGTAGTCAATGGGAATGGCTAGCATGCGATTTAAAATTGCCTCAAGAAAGATATCAAGGCACTATAAATAACCTTCAGTGGTTCATAAAATATGGACATAAAAGCAATAGTTTGAGAAAAGGTTTTCAAGAAGCAAAAAACCTTGCTCAAGAAATAGTAGTTGGAGTGAATTCTAAATAATGCTTTTGTTATGTTTCATGGAGAGAAACAATGGCAGAAGATCGAAAAAACGATATCGTTGATTTACCTGAAGGTAGGTTAGAATTATCACTTAGGGTTCTTGGTAATGAGCTTATAGGTGTAAGAATGATAGTTGACGATATGAAAATGAAATGGGTTGTAGTAGGAAGTGTAGCACTTGTAGTTTTATTGTGGGCAGCAGCAGGATTTGCACCATATATAAATTCTGTTTTTGGCACATAATATGACTGAGAACGCTTTTGGTGTAGAACAAAAAGTAAAACCTTCAGCAAAAACGCTGCAACCAGATTCAGTGTTCGCACACTTAGATACAGATGGCGATGGAATTGTTACTGATGAAGAAATGGCAAGGGCAAAAGAAATAGCTGAGTTTGAACATCGCGAAAGAATGCGAGAAAACGAAGATAAAAAAGAAGATCAGATTAGATCTATGGCGTGGTTTGCATTGTGGGGTATGTTATTATATCCAATAACAATAATAGCCACGTCATTCTTTGGACAAGAAACGGCTGCGAAACTCGTAAGTGATATAGCACCTACTTACTTTGTTGCCATCGCAGGTTTGGTAGCAGCATTCTTTGGTGCTCAAGCTTACACAAAGGGGAAAAGCGAGCCTCCTAAAAAATGAGAAATTATTATGAAACGTTTAATATATCAAGTATATGTTGGAAAAAAATCTAAACTATATAATCACTGCACAGATTCAGTGAAAGAATATGCCGCGAGGATTGGTGCTGACTACATTAGACAAAAAACACCAATCCTTCTTATTCGTCCTGATCCCTTTTCTACAAATAGAAGTAAAGAAGCAGTGGAGAGATTAGGATACTTACCTATTTATGAGAAAGAAAATGCATTCACTTATCTTAAAACTTATGACCAAGTTGCAATCATTGACAGTGATGTATGGATCAGACCAGGCAGCCCTAATGTTTTCGACGCTGTTGATCCTTCTGTTGACTTTGCTGGAGTAGTAGAACGAGAAATGCCAATTTTAGATTGGTATTCTAGAAAGATTGCAAATTATTCTAAAATGCAATATAGTAACATACGTTCTGTTGATTGGAAATGGGACAAAAGAGGTGGTGAATTTTTTAACATGGGAGTTATGATTTTAAATAAATCTATTGACAAATTTTTAAATGATGAAACCCCTCAGCAATTTCTCCGCAGACCTAGATTTAAAGCGTTTATTGATGGGCAAGGACCTTGGAAATGGTCTACTGATCAAACACTACTAAATACTTGGATTAAAGAAGAATCTATGAAATTGCAACATTTAGACTATCAGTGGAATGCTTTGTACACTGCTGTAAAACCAAGCGCTATTAAAAAATCTCACTTTGTACACTTTTTCCTGAAGGATAAACTTCCTCAGCGTGGAGAAAACGTAGAGGAATTGATGAAAAATGTTAATTAGTAAAAATCTATTCATACACATACCAAAAAATGCTGGTATGACAATACGACACAGTCCAATGCTAAAGGAAAAAATTCTCGTAGCTGGAAGTAATATTCATAAATCACCACAATATTCACAAGCAGTTTTAGATAAGATGAAATCATTAGGAGATCATCATGGTTTCGAACATGCGCGGTGGAGAGATATACATCCTTCAGTACGTGAACGAAATCAATCTTTTGCTGTTATACGCAATCCTTGGGATCGTGTTGTAAGTCGTTATTTCTTTGCAAAGAAAGTAATAGAAGTAGAAAAGAAAGTAGATCCAAGTTATGCTGATGTCAGTTCGTTTGAAGCTTTTCTGGAAGAACGTCATAAATGGGGATCCGAAAACTATATGTGGCATAGAGCTGTTCGTGGATGGTATCCTGCTTTTGACCACGTTATTGACGATGATAGTAATGTTAGGTGCGACATTATACGCTTTGAACATTTAGACGAAGATCTGTGTTCATATTTTAATTTGCCTATGATGTCACGTAAAAGAAATGTCACTGCACTCAATAAAGGATCTTACAAAGACATATATACAAAAGAAACAATTCAAATAGTAGCAGACTGGTATAAAAAAGACATTGAATATTGGGGATTTAATTTTGACACATCTGCTAATATAAATTACTGGAAACAAAAACAATGATGGGCCATCCTGTAAATAGAGATGCAGATAGTATTATTAAAGCAATACCTAAAGACACAATTGGATGTGAAATTGGAGTATGGGAAGCTAACACTTCAATGAAATTTTGGAAACTAGGATTGCAACATTTATATTTAGTTGACTCTTGGAGTCCTATTGCATATAAAAATCAACCAAAAAATGAACATGGATCTTATGAAGATTATTTAAAAAAATATCAAAAATTGACTGGAGAAGCTACTGAAGAAGCATTCCATAAATACTACGATAAAATATACAGAAAAGTTGTTAATAAATTTAAAGAAGCCAATAATGTTACAATTTATCGTATGACGTCAAAAGAGTTTTTTGAAAGCTTTACTGGCCAGGCGTTAGATTGGGTATATGTAGATGGCGCGCATGATTATATTGGATGTTTGTATGATTTAGAAGAATCTAGAAAAATAGTTAAGCCTGGCGGTAAAATTTTTGGAGATGATTATCGTTGGACAAATAAAAATGGAAAACCTGGAGTTACACAAGCTGTAGATGAATTCATTAATAAGTATGGATATAATATAAAACGCTATGGGCTATTGCAGTTTGAAATAGGAATTTAATATGTTAGCAGAATTATTTAATAAGTATAAATGTGATAAAGCAAGTAAGCATTCTTATAATGTGGTGTATGAAGCAGAGTTTCAGGGTATGAGAAACCTGCCAATTAATTTTTTAGAAATTGGAATTTTTAAAGGAAATAGTATTCAAGCTTGGCTAGACTTTTTTCCAAAAGCAACAATTTATGGTATTGATACTTTCCAACGCGTTGATCCTAAAGATATACCAGTGCTTAAACACGAAAGAGTTAAGTGGTTAAGAGCTGATTCTACAAAAGAAGCAACTCGTGACTTAGTAGAAACAGTTTGGAATGATATTAAGTTTGATATTATTCTTGATGATGGATTACATACTCCCCGTGCTAACGGACAAACTTTTTTACATTTTTACAATTTTTTAAAAGATGATGGAATGTATTTGATTGAAGATGTATGGCCACTACATATCATGTCAAAAGAAGAGAAAAAACATCCATGGCTATTAAAGTATCCAGAAAGATATAATGCTGAAGAGATGTATTTTTTTCAAAAGCACTTACCACCAACTAAAGTAGAAGAATTTGATTTAAGGAAAAACTCAGGTGAGCCTGATAGTTACGTATTTAAGATTACAAAATGAAACACTTTGCGATAGTTGTTAAAGACAACGACATATCTGAAAAGGGATATGAATTTTTAGTTAAAAGCTCAAAATCTGTTGATAATAAATTTACAATAGAAAGATTTGATGCTGTCATTCCAGAAAATGTTGAAAGACTTATGACTGAGTCGGAAGTCACTTGGAATTATCCTTGGGAAAGCGAAGTTATTGACATCGCAAGTGGTATGAAAAAACGTGCCTATCAAACAAAAAATAAGTATGCGCGTATGGCTGCTGCGATGAGTCATTTTCACTTATGGCAAGATTGCTTTGAAAAACAAGAACCTTTTATGATACTTGAACACGATGCAATGTTTATGTTAAGGTGTGATGTAGATATTACTAAGACAAAGTTTAATATTTTAGGTATTAACAATCCATTAATGGCTACTAGATTAGCTCAGAAATATTATGATTTAATAGTAGGTAATTTTGATCAATATCAATTAGCGCCGTATGTTGATAATGATATTACTATTCCTCAAGGATTAGCAGGAAATTCAGCATATATAATTTCACCAGCTGGCGCTGAGCAAATGATATCACTGGTTTATAAACATGGACTATGGCCTAATGATGCTTTAATGTGTAAGCAATTAGTAAATAAACTCGGTGTGACTAGAAAATTTTATACAAGAGTTCAAGGATTACGGAGTACTACAACACAATGAATTACGTAATACAAATTGACGATATTGAAGAATCAGTACAGGCTGCTACTAGAGCTATTAGAACAGCATCTTCTCATGGTACTGTAGTAAAAATATTTCACGCAATTACTCCACGTAATACAGATGTGTTTAAGAAGTGTGAAGAAGAAGGCATTAATCCTGAAGGATTCAAAGAAGTGTATTCCCGTCTTGAAAATTGTATTGCAGCATTTCTGTCTCACTACACATTGTGGAAGAAGTGCGTTGAGGAAAATAAAAGAATAGGTATCCTTGAACACGACGCGGTCATTATAAATCAATGGAATAGTGATATACCATTTGATAAAGTGTGCAATATAGGTAAACCTTCATACGGAAACTTTAACCATCCAGTTCACCTTGGTGTTGGTCCACTTGTTTCAAAACCTTATTTCGGTGGAGCTCACGCTTACTTAGTGAACCCAGGAGGAGCAAAAGAATTAATTAAACAAGCTAAACTAATAGCTAGACCAACCGATGTATTTTTACATAGAGATACGTTCCCTTGGTTACAAGAAAAAAATCCTTATATCGCTGAAGTAAAAGATTCATTTAGTACAATACAAAAAGAAAAAGGATGCCAAGCCAAACACAATTATGGAGAAGGCTATGCGCTACTCTAATTTATTCATCACTGGATATGATAAAAAAAATAAGTGGATGTTGGATTGGTTTTTAAAAAACTTTAATGAACATTGTTCTACACCTATCCTTCCATATGATTTCGATGATTTTAAAACACCGGTTGATGGAAAAACTAATTGGTTTAAAAAACCATTTGCTATGATTGATGCTTCTAAACAAGCAGACAAAGTTTGTTGGATTGATTTAGATTGTCATGTGTTAGGTTCAATAGATGACATTTTTGAATATACATCTCCAAATAAACTTTCAATGGTGGAAGATGTCCCTTGGTCAAAACGAAGAGGCGAAACATGGCATAATTCAGGAATGGTTTTATTTCAAAATAGACCTAATATTTTAGATGAGTGGGCTTCAGCAGTTTCTTTAAATCCTCAAGTAGGAGATCAAGAAGTATTACATTCTTTAGTTAAAGAAGGTATGAGAAGATTAATACATATAGAAAGTATACCACGTAAATACAATACTTTAAGATTAGATAAATTAGATAATACGACACCTAAAAAAGTTTTAGTCATGCATTGGACTGGAAAAAAAGGTAAAGAAGAAATAAGGAAATTGATTAATGAGTAAAGTGGCTCATCTTATTGGTAACGGAAAATCCTCAGCGCTTTATAAGCCTCAAAAGGGATTGAAAATTACTTGTAATGTCCCTCCATTTGAAGTTGCAAATTGCTACACTACTGTAATGGTAGATTTTAAAATGATGAAAGCAATTAATGAAGGAAGCGTACAAGTTTCTGGCGATTGGGTTCTAGGTGCTAGACCTAAAAAATGGATGGAAATGAAGCCGCCGTTTTATATGAAATACGCGCAACAAATTAAAAAATTCTACACAGTTCTACCACCGTATTGCCCAAATTACACAGACTTTAATTGTGGACATATGGCAACACATTATATTGCAAATCATAAAGGTGGAGGTTTAGGCTGTGGTGAAATCCACATGTATGGTTTTGATTCATTATTTTCATTTGACACAACAAGTATGTCAGATATGTTTTTACAATCTGATAGAGGTACCGGTCAAACTGAAAAACTCACTCGTCGGTGGAGACCGGTATGGATGGGAATATTTAAAGAATTCTCTAATACACAATTTGTCGTATATAACCATAAAGGCGAAACTGGCGTAATGAAACTTCCTAAAAATGTAGAGGTAAGGGATGGAAAATGAAGAATTATCAGAAGGGGATAGTGACGATCCCTGTGATGATGTAACTATAGGTTCAAGAGAATGGACAGGTTGGATTAAATCACGGAAAGTAGATGATGAAGATGGCACATAGTGTAGAAGATTTTTATGATAAAATTAAAGTTATGCATGATAAAAGTGTTGAACTTCACCGAGAACGATATAGGGTTCAAGGGTGGTATGATAAACAAGTATGCCAATACATGGTAGACGATATTAAAGCTTTAGCGCGAGATATTGAACATGGCATTATTGACTTAAACATTGATTTTGGAAAAAAAACGTAAGGGATTGTTTTTAATAGTAAACTAATTGCACTTTTTCCTTTACATTCCCTATGCTATATGGTAGTATAGTTATATCAAATGGAAAAGGAAATACCAAATGTCAAGAATTACACATCTTCAAAACGGCGCAATGATTAAAGCTGATGTAGTTGAAAGCTTCGACAAAGCAATCCGCAACGACTTTAATCTTCGTCCTGGTTTTGGTTCAACTGATTTTTGGAATTTTGTTGAGTCTGATATGTATATGGACTTATCTGGTGTTTATGCATCTACTTACATCGACGAATGTTTTGATGTCTTAGCAGAACTAGAACTTGAAGGAGTATAATAATGGCTTTTACTTACTCAGATGATTGTTTCTCCGACCTTCATAAAGATGTTTATGGATTTCGTCCTCGTGGAGTTTTAATGGATGAGTGGAATGACCGCACTCCTCGCCAAAAACAAGAGCTATGGAATGCTCTTTGTGATCAGCTTGAGGAGAATACCGCTCGTGAAAAAAAGATTGAAGAAATGAAAGTTGATGAATTCAAAGAACGCATTCATCAAGCCCAAACCTGGGGTGCTCATGATTACTGGGATGCTTTACGCTGGATTACTGGTTCTGAAACCTTTTACCATTCTCAAGACGTTGAACATTTTGTATGGGAACAGGGAATTCTGTTTACTCAATACGGTAAACAGTTAGTTAAAGATCTCTTGAAGATCGTTGAATATAAGGAATATAATTATGCTTAATAAGTACTTTAGAATTGAAGCTTTTTCTTTTGAAGATGGCGAGTACAAGTTGCAAGAGTTTGCAACCGGTTTTGCTCATAAGCAAGCCGCTGATTACTTTCGTCGCATGCATGATACTAATGAATTTGCTAAGATCACTATGAAACCTGTAAAGGCAGCATAAATGCATTGGGTCTTAGTATACATCGCAATTTCTGGTCATTCAATTTATGCTGTCAATGCTATGGGCCCGAAAATTTATTTTGAAACTATTACTGAGTGCTTTTTCGCTAGAGAAAGATTGTCATTGACTGTAGGAGGAACCGTAGAAGGTTACTTTCCTCTTAACACTCAAGCAGTTTGTGTACAAGCCTCTGTTGTAGAATAGAATGGTCACGTAGCTCAGCTGGATTAGAGCAAGGCACTTCTAATGCCTAGGCCGGGGGTTCGAGTCCTCCCGTGATCACCAATACTCGCATGTTGGAATTGGTAGACAATGAAGACTTAAAATCTTTTGCCTTAGGGCGTACCGGTTCGAGTCCGGTTGCGAGTACCAAATAATATTCCTCTAGCTCAATTGGTTAGAGCAGAACGCTCATAACGTTTTGGTTACAGGTTCGAGTCCTGTGGGGAGTACCATTAAACTATCTCGGAGTAGCGCAGGCTGGTAGCGCATTTGGTTTGGGACCAAAGGGTCGGGAGTTCGAATCTCTCCTCCGAGACCAATTAATAAATAATTTAAACATAAGGATGTATAATGCCAAAAGGCTTCACAAACGCTAAGAAAACGTCAATCGGTAGAAGAAACGTAAAGAAGTCTTCTATGAATAAAAGTAAAAAACGTAGTTTTAAAAAATACAGGGGACAGGGGTGAATTACTACTTATTTGGGTTACAGAGATCAGGCACAAATTTAGTCCAGAATTTAATTGAAGACAATTATGGATTAAAACCAGCAAATGCTGCCCCTGAAGAGTGGAAACACTCTATGAAACCTAATTTAAAAAATGATTATCCAGTTTTTAAGGTAATAAAAAATCCATACACTTGGGTTGAATCTATAGTTTATAGAGAACGCGCAGATTTCTTTCAAAAACATGATTTTGACTTTTTTCAAACAGGTCCATTTATGGTCGAAGACGTAAACTTAAATATGTTAATGTACGTTTACAAAACTTGGTACGATCAATGGAAAGATAAAGGCACACTTATTAAGTATGAGGATATTTTATATCCAGAACAGCAAAGAGAATATTTTGCAAAACACTTTGGAGATTTGGGAAGTTGGAAAACAGTTGCGCCTGGATCCATGTTTATGTGTGAAGAATTTAAATATGAAGACTTAGAATATTATGAAAAGCAGAAACCAACGAAACTAACTGGTATGCAGGTGAAAATAATTAATAAAGTGATGACTAAATATTTCTTTATTGAAACTGGATTCAAAATGTTAAGAGTAAAAGGATTAATCTAAAACCGTAAATCTGCGAAATCCTATTGCAGTAGATAAAGGTTTTTCTCCTATAGTTACTTGATCATTATCATTTCCACTTATAATAAGAACATATGTTTCCCCATATCTTTGTCTTTTTTCTAAGAAAAAACCAACATGTCCTTGCCACTCTTCACCATCTTGTCGAGGAAAAACTATGATATCACCTTGAGTTAAATCATTAGGAAGAACTTGCTCTCCATACTCTAAGAAACTTCTTGCAAGCAGTGATGTTTCAGGATCCATAACTTCAGAGCCCCAATATCCTGATTTTATTAAAACCGCGTTCATAAATGCAGCGCACCACGGTGTGATAACAGGATCAACATTTAAAAATTCTTTTAATTCTTTTCTATGCGTCTTTTCGTTATATCCAATATACATATAACTGTTCGCAATAAAAGGATGAGTGTATTCAGATGCGGATGGCAATCCAGCGCATGCTGAAGTAATTTGTGCTAGTGCACCGATGGTAAAAAAAGTGATTTTATTCATTTTTATGGTGTACATTTCAATAGAACTATGGTAGTATATATAGAAACTTAAAGGAGATACATCATGAAAAAAATTATTCTAGCAACTACAATGCTTGCTACAATGGCTACATCAGCCTTTGCTGCAACTCGTCCAGCAAAAATAGTATTTGTTGAAACAGAAACAGTTTACGAAAATGTTTATGTTGAAAAAGAAGTTTGTACGCGTGAAAGAGTAGAGTACACTACACCAAGCGGTGATGTTTTAGGTGGTTTAATTATTGGTGGAATTCTTGGTAAAATTGTAACAGGAGATGACGGTGGTGCTGCTGTAGGCGCTATCCTCGGTGCAGGGATTGAAGGCAACAAGAAAAAGCATATTGGTCATGGATACGAAACTAGATGTGAAATTATAGTTGAACCTGTTAAACGAGAAGTTAACATGTATGTTGTCCATTGGAAATATAAAGGAAAGCGTGGCTATTTCTTTACAGAAAAGAAACACTATGTTGGTCATACTATTCACGTTGATGTCGGTCACTAATGGTATTTAAATTAAGTGGTGATTTAAATAGATGGGGCATTGGAAAAATTGGTCGAGGATTAATCAATTCAGAAAAAGATAAATTTTGGCTAGATATTCCAAAAAACGCCTCGCAAACTACCATTCATGGATTAACTAATCGTCATCCAAATGATGGAAAATGGGTGCCAATTAATTCAGAAAATTTTAAAGTCAATTCTATCCAGAAATATTTGATTGTTAGAGATCCGATCCAGAGATGGGTCGGATCTTCAGTCGAATTAGCATGGCATCATCATAAAACTAAATCAGAGGGAAATTTTTTCGCACGGAAAAATCTAAAAGAATGGTATGATATGCATGCACGTCCTGATCTTCATCATTTACCACAATGGGTATGGGCAAGACATCTAGATCTACATGATAATACAACCTTTATAATAATGGATAATAAAGATATTAAATTAAAACTAAATAAAACGTTTTCAGACTACAACTTTGATGTGAACGTAAACTACAGTGAAGACAACGAATTTAAAAAGAAAATTAAATATCGTATTATGGATGAATTTATGACAGATCATGTCTTTGTAGATAAATTAAAAGATTACTATGCTGAAGACTACGATTTATTGGAATTAGCATATACATCAAGTGGACACTAAATGATTATAGATATAGAGGTAACACATGGTTGATAGTAACGATCCAGAACCAATACGGTATTATGAATGGATGCTTTGGAAATTAAGACAAGAGCGGAAAGAAGATAACAATGAAACTTAGAAATCAAATTTTGGGAACAGCTTTACAACACGCAGACGGTGAAATTCAAATACATAAAATGAATATTGAAGTTTATTTAACTAACCCTGCAGGTATAGGCGAACACAGTGATGTAATGGAAGCTATTCAAGGTGAACTTGATAAAATGGCATTAGCGCATGATCGTAAAGAAATGCTTATTAAGTATTTTGAAGGCTTAAAAAACCAGGTTTGGCAAAACGATGACAAATAAAAAATATAAAGATTTCTATGACAACGATAATTTGTGGATGTGGTTAGATATATGTACAAATTGTAATGCTGGATGTCCCGAATGTCACAGAACAGATTGGGAAGGTGGAGGCCTTGGAAAGCAAGAATGGCTTCCTCTTATTAGTTGGACTTTTACACAATTTAAAAAATGCTATCCACCTGAATTTATCAAAAAAGTAAAAGAGTGGGACATTTGTGGAACGTGGGGAGATCCTGCAATGTGTAAAGATTTATACGAAATTGCAGAATATATTATTACTCATCGTCCTGATGTTAAACTAAGTATTGATTCAAATGGCAGCATTAGATCAAAAGCTTGGTGGAGAAAACTTGGTGAATTATCTAAGCTTATGCCTCTTGATGAAGGTGTAAGACCTATTAGAGTTGACTGGGCAATTGAAGGTATCAATCAAGAAATGCACCAAGCGTATCGTAGAAAAACTCACTTGAATAAAGTGTTAGGAAATATGCAGGCTTTTGTTGAAGGTGGAGGTTATGCAACAGCTATGGTAGTTGTTCATAAACATAATCAAAACCATTTGCAAGAAATTAAAGATTTGGCAATGACTTATGGCGCAAGTGAAGCTTGGTTCACAGAATCTAATCGTTTTTACAATGGTCCTATTTTCCATTTTAAAGATGAACATGGTAATGATGCTACATTAGAACAAGCCGGTGGTGATTATTATAAACCTAATCCAGTTAGACCACCACAAGCGGATTGGAAAACTAGAGTAGAAAAACAAGCCTGGTTCAAAGAAGCACAAGAAGGCGTAGATGAAATAGAGGAATTTGAAGATGAAGACAACTTGTATTGAATGTAGTTGGCAAAATGAAGGAAAAATTTTAATTAATCCTGATGGTCAAGTTTTTCCTTGCTGTTATCTTGCTAATAAAACATATAAAGCTGATCAACACGGCGCAGCTTTTCCTACTATGGAAGAAAAATCTGAAGAGTGGGGTAATTGGTTTTGGAAAGAAAAGTCTGATGCTATTATGAGAAAATATATAGAGCATAAAGACGATTTAAATGTATTTAATAAACCAATGGAAGAAATTGTAAATCATCCTTGGTTTACAGAATGGCTACCTGAGTCATGGGAAGATGAGGAAACACGTAATGAAATTTGTGTTACGTTTTGTGAAGTTCCTGTAGATGAAGAAGAGAAAAAAGAATTTTTTGAAAAGTATACTAATTCATCATGACATTAATAGTAGGCATAAGTGAGGGATTTCACGATGCTGGCCATTGCGTAATAAGAAATGGAAGAATTATTAAAGCGCAGCATTCAGAAAGATTTACTCGTAAAAAGAATGATAGATGGTTATCTGAAAACTCTGCAACAGATATTTGCAGAGCTGATGTAGTTGCCTTTTATGAAAAACCTTGGCTAAAAAAGACACGCCAGTTTTATGCTGGACAAGGTTGGAAAAAAACTCATACAGAATACGATGTTTCTTTTCCTCATCATATGTCACACGCCGCAGCAGGATTTTATACATCCACATTTAATGAATGCAATATTCTAGTAGTTGATGCTATTGGGGAATGGGATACTATTTCTGTCTGGAAAGCCTGGATGGATGGTGATGTACCAAAAATGAAAAAGACTAAGAGTTGGAAATATCCATATTCTCTTGGTCTTTTTTATTCTGCGATAACACAAAGAATTGGACTTAAACCTCAAGAAGATGAATATATTACAATGGGCATGGCTGCTTATGGTTCGCCAAAACATGTCACCGCTTTGCAACCTTATATGGAATCTAATTGCCATAAAGGTATTGGCGCTGCAATCCCAGAAGCAAAAGATGAAGATCTTGCATCATCTGCACAATTTTGCATTGAAAGAGAAATATTACAGATAATAGAAGATCATTGCCCTCATAAAAATTTAGTGTTTATGGGAGGTGTTGCTCTTAACTGTGTTTTAAATACTAAGATAGCTGAACGCGGAAAAAATATATGGATCATGCCTAATCCTGGTGACTGTGGGTCCTCTCTCGGCGCCGCGGCGCTGGCATATGGTAAGAAATTAAAATGGAGGCACCCATACCTTGGTACAGATATCCGAAGAGAAATCAATCCTACAGAAATTGTTCAACATTTGCTTGATTATTCTTATTGCGGGGTTGCAAATGGCCGTGCTGAGTTTGGCCCTCGTGCCCTTGGCAATCGTAGCTTGCTTGCTGACCCTAGACGAGATATTAAAGATACAGTTAACCAAATTAAACGTAGACAAAAGTTTCGACCCTTTGCACCTGCAATCCTGGAAGAATATGCTAAAGAATATTTCGAAGGACCAATGAATGAATACATGCAATTTGTGGCAATGGCCAAGCATGATTACTCATCAGTAACACACGTAGATGGATCAGCAAGAGTACAAATTGTAAAGAGAAATTGCATGTCACCATTGAGAATTATTCTAGAAGAATGGATGAATAAAACAGGTGTTCCTATGTTATTAAATACAAGTCTTAATATTAAAGGACAGCCTATGGTAGACACGTGGAAACACGCGTTGGAATTTCAAGAGCATTATAATGTTAAAGTTTTCTAAAGAATTATATGCCTGTGGGTGCAGTTATACTTCAAAAAATTGGATCGTCTCAGATGCTAATAAAATAGAAGGCTATGAAACAGGACCACATCCTATGTGGCCAGAAATTTTAGCTAAAAAATTAAATTTAAAAGAAGTCAATCATGGTTTAGAAGGTCATGGGAATGATTACATTATGCAAAATAGTGTAAAATACATCCTTGATAATCATAAAAAAATTGATGTGGTTTGTATCCAGTGGTCTGAATTAACCAGAATGTGGGTTTATGACATGAATTACTTTAATCCTTCTGTGTGGCTAGATGAAGACTTACGAAAGTTTGACAGATGGGGTGATGATTTTGTTGGTTTTCCAAATATTTTTGGTGATCGGTTTACAGCTTCCATAGCATTAATGAAATATGTTGCCAGAGATCCTTATACGGTTGTAGATTTATTTAAAAAATATCTTAGAGAAATATACACCTTGCAAAAATTATGTGAAGAATTAAAGATTAAATATATTTTTGGCCAAGGCTTTCCAGCACATCAATTAGATCAATGGCGTTTAATTAATCCAGACCTAGATTGGAAAGAAACATTAAATTGTTTAATAGGACAACCGGAATTTCATTTAATTAATAAGAAAAAATTTATGGGTTGGCCGTGTCTACCTGAACTTGGTGGAATGACAATGACTACAGGACATCCTGATTTTGAACCTCGAACAAATAGATTAAATCCTATGGATGATCATCCAAGCGCTAAAGGCCAGGAGCTTATTGCGAAGCAGTTTCATAATAAATACGTGGAGTTATATGGATGACTTATATTTTATTTGGTGGCTGCAGTTTCACTGCGGAATCATATTACTGGTTTCAATTCATACAACAAGATAATGAAAATTTATTACATGATTACCATAGAGGTCTTAATGTTTTTCCAGCGTGGCCTGAAATTTTAACGAATCAGCTTAATAAAAAAATAGGTAGTAATTATGAATGTGTAAATGTTGCTGTGTCTGGAGATAGTAATCAACAAGCCATTAGAAATATATTTGATTATATCGGAGGAAATAATTTAAATTGGCGTTTAAATATTCCAGAAGGAGCAAAAGAAAAACCAGAAGCAATAGTTATAGGTCTTACTGAATGGACAAGATTTATAGACATATATGGAAATGCTATAACTTGTTCATTGATTAGTGATTTAGAGTTTCAAGGATTTTATGACGACCTAGAATCATTTAATGAATTAGAAGAAATTTTAATTGATTGGCGCAACACAAGAGAATCAAATAGAAAATTAAAATCTCATACTGCATCTCTTATGACTGGATTTTTAGAAGGCAACCAAGAAAGAAAATATTATCGAGGCGCATTGCAGCTTAATTTAGATTATATGGAAATGTTAATTCTTTATTGTCGTGCACACGACATAAAACTTCTTTTTTGTCAAATATTAAATCCTTGGTGGAGTGGTGGAGGTATTGAATTTCAGGAAGAGTGTGCAAAACGTGTACATTATGAGTGCGATTATCTACAACATAGAATAAATACTATTGAAAGTTATTTTAATGAAAGCTGTAAATTTTTAAATCAAAAAGGATTAGATGCAGCACTAAGAGAGAATGTTAATATTTTGGCGCCAAAATGGAGGTGGTCGACAGCTTTTCATTGCTGTAATGTTCCAAGTCCATCTACTGGTAAACCTGATCCATATGACCAACATCCAAACAAAGAAGGACATGAATATATTGCGAGCCTTATATCTAAAGATTTTAATGCATTATTCAATCATTAAATACAAAATTAAATTAAAATTTTTTAAGCCTAAACACGAAGAAAAAACTCACGTGTTTATTTACGAACAGGACGAGTAAATGACAGACGAAATTTTCGATTTTGGTTTTACTGCAGTTGATGAGGATGAACTCACCGCTGTACAAAACACACAAGCTAAAGTAGTAGAGACTGAGTCTTTAGCCAGTGACACTCAAGATAGACTAGATAGCCTTTTCAATGCCATCACGCCTTTGCTGAATAACCTTAAAGCGAACCCTGATAAAGAATACATTCTATGGCCTAATAGGTTAGCTAAAGTTGAACAATTTGAAACAAAACTACAAAAAATATATCGTGGAACTTAAAAAAAACGTAAGTAATTAATTTCTATTAGTTTTTAATTGCACTTTTTCCTTTACATTCCCTGTGCTATATGGTAGTATAGTTATATCAAAAGGAGAAAAGATATGAAATTCGCAGTATACCAAATTCAAATGACTCGTGAAATCGCCGACAAAGTAAACGCAGGCGAAACTGTACCAGCATTTGAAGCTCGGAATAAAATGAACCTTGACTTTGCTGGTCACAAAATTGGTGGTTTGGCAGACGAGGCACTTACTGCTGGGTTTTATACTCACGTTGCTAACATTGAAGCTGATAGTGCAAACGATGTATTTGAAATTGGTAATATGGGTCCTGAGTCGGCAATCACTCGCTTTTCTCGTATGCACTCACTATCAGTTGGTGATCTTATCGTTGATGAAGAAGGTAATGTAATGGTTGTAGCTAACTATGGTTTTGTTGCAATCGGATTTAAGCCTGAAATGTCAGCCGCTAATTTAGTTTATAATATGGAGGAAGTAGCATAATGACACCTTGGATTCAAGAAACCCGCAATAGCTTTGAAATAGCTGAAGAAGAAATTAATCGCCTTGAAGCCTTACCTGTTCAAGGTGATCAGTCTATTATGGTTCAAAGAGATATGAAG